ATGGAAAACCTTGATTACGATCAAATCATTTGGGAGTTTGGTAATGACCATCAACCTGATTGGATTCATGTTTCTTATTCTACTAAGAGTAATCGTAAGAACGCATTGAGAGCGATTAGAGTTGGAGGAAAAACCAAATATGTCCCATATAATAATGGATAAGAAATCTCGTAAAAAATTTAAGGATACCAAAGTAGGTAAGTTCTTAAAAGAAAAGTCTCCAAAGATTTTAGATGTAATAGGTGATGTGCTCCCTGATAGCGGAGCTCTTGGCGTGGCTAAGAACCTTATCAACATGGCAGAGGATCTGACTCAGGATGAGAAAGACAATCTTATTGGTGAGATCAACGAAATGATTGAGGTAGCTAAGATTGAGTTTGAGGATAGGCATTCTGCACGCAATAGGGAGATTGAGATCGCTAAGCTTCACAATAGAGACTTCATGTTTATTATTACAGGATTGGTAGGATTATTTGCATTCTCATTTATTGTCTATGCTATAGCATTCCTTCAGGTTCCTGAGGCTAATAAAGAAATATGGATTCATCTTATCGGTATAGTAGAAGGTGTTGTTTTATCTATATTCGGATACTATTTCGGCAGTTCCATTAAAAGAAATATAGAATAAAGATTTTCTATTATCTTTGTCAAAATAATTAAATCTAATACAATGGAACCAACAGTTGTTACAAACGAAGAATTAAAAACAATTCAAACCATGCAGTCTGAGTTTACACAAGCTAAGGTAGCTCTCGGAGAGATCGAGCTTCATAAGCAAGGGTTGCTAAAAAACATTGAGCTTTTACGTGCAGAGTTTTCTGCTCATGAGAAAAAGCTTATTGACAAATACGGAGAGGATGCCGTTATAAACGTCCAAACAGGAGAGATAACTAAAAAACAAAAGTAATATGGCCCCCGGTAAATTCATAGGAATGCTATTTCACTCAAGAGATGCAATGCATATTGCTCATCTTCAGACAACATCATTTGCTGAGCATAAAGCATTGAATGGATACTATGATGAGATCCTTGACTTAACTGATAAGTTTAGCGAGGTTTATTTCGGACGCAACAAGCGTGTTGAGATTATCATTCCTGAATCTAAAAACATGGAGTCTATTGCTCATCTTAAAGAAATGCAAAGCATGCTTGATAGTGAGCGTGACAACTATTCTTCTGAGCTTCAGAACATCATCGATGAGATGCTTAGTTTAGTAAACAAAACCCTTTACCTTTTAACTTTATCATAATGGCGAAGATTAGTACATACCAAATAGCAGGTGGCCTTTCTCTTTCTGATATGCTTATCGGAACTGACGTTGAGAATGATAACGCTACAAAAAATTTTAGCTTAGGTGATATCTATTCTCTGTTTAACGAGTTAAACCCGCCTGCATGTTGTTCTTATTACAATATGAACACGATACAAGTAGGGGTTATAAATTTCCCATTTTTTGTACCATTTAATACTGAACTAATATCGCAAGGGATTTATATAGATGGGTTTATAAATTTCGAATCTTTAGGAGTATATATTGTTAATGTTAAACTAAGGGCTGTTCATACAGGTGGTGGTGGTGATGCAAGAGTTTCTGTTTGTCTTCGTAATCCCGGAGGAGCTATAGATTATTCTCTTCAAACATTTACAATACCAAATACGCATACTCAAACCATTGATTATTCTTTTATGCTTAATGTTAATGGACTTTTAGGTAGTCAATTTGAGGTATCATGGTTTACGGACAATCTAAACGTAAAGTTAATGTCTTCTGCTGAAGTAGGTCAGTATGAACCTGCATCTCCATCTTCTCTTTTAAATATATATAAAGTAGCGCCATTTAATGAATGATATCCGTAAAATATCAATAGGCCCCGATTATAAAGGTGGAGCTATGCATTACATTGTAGGTCAAAAAGTTCTTGGTAATAATTACGATATTTACTGCATTAAGAGAAATCCAAAAACAAGTTCCGTAGAGGTTTACATCAACAATCAAAAGAATGAGGTGACCTTATGGAAAGAATTTAATCACACGATACCAATTTCAATCGAATTTAATATAGATTTCTAATGAAATCACCATTCTACTTTATAGTAAATCCACAAAACAATCAGAGATACAATAACACAAAAGAGATAGCAGGAATTGAAATAATAGTGAATACCTCTGAGGAGGATCACAAATTTTCTAATCGACATGCTGTTGTTATTGAGACTCCTCTTGGTTATACCGGGCCAATAAAGCCGGGTGATACTTTAATTGTTCATCATAACGCTTTTAAATTCTACAACGATATGAAGGGTAGAAGAAAAAGCGGAAAGAGTTTCTTGCGGGAAGATATATTCATGATTGAATACGATCAGTTCTTTATGTACAAGAATGAATCAGGTTGGCATGCTCATGATCGGTATTGCTTTGTTAGACCAATACCTGTCATTGAGTCTTGGATAAAGAAACCATTTAGCGATGAACCGTTGATGGGGCAGATGGTATATCCAAATGATTATCTTATGTCTAAAGGAATCAATTCAGGAGACACCATAGTATTTAATCCTGAGAGTGAATATGAGTTTAATATAGATGGTGAGAAACTTTATAGGATGTTCGATCATCAAATAGCAATTAAGATATGAATATACTGATATTTGATGACGTAATAAAAGATGCTGATCAATATACAAAAGAAATATTTGATCAAGGGTTTGGTGAATTCCAAGATGGTGATAATATTTTCAAAGGAGTAAAGCAAAGACCAAATGATGATGAGTTTGCTTCTTTTGTATTGGACATGCTACCGGGTTATGAGGTATCTCTTAATCTTGTTAGACATTCTCCATTTGGTCAGATAGAACCTAACTATATCCACAAGGATGATATGATGGGTGATATTACAGCTATACTTTATCTAACCAAAAATCCACCATATAAAGATGGAACTATCTTTTGGGAAGAAGATATTGACAAAGAAATGTGTATAGTTAAGTCAAAGTTCAATAGGATGATTGCATTTGATTCTGACTGCAGACATTCAAGATCAATGTTTATGAACTTTGGAAGTGGATTAGATGCTCGATTGATTCAAGTTATATTCTTAAAACAAAAGTCATGAAGAATGATTTGAAATCTATAAAACTAAAAGTAATAGCTGCAGGATATAAAGCTGTTCATCACCTTATTGAAGTAGCTGAAGAGAAAGTAATACAGAAATCAGACGGAGAAGTACCGGAGTTGGCTGCTGATAGATTGAAGAATGCAGCGGCTGCCAAAAAAATTGCTATCTTCGATGCTTTTGATATACTTAATAAAATAGAATTAGAAAGAGAATCACTTGAATCTTTAGATAATGGCCAAGGGAAAACAGATACAAAGCAAGGATTCGCAGAGCGTAGATCAAAGTAATTTATACAGAGTACTTAAAGATTATGTCCTTAAGATAGTTGTCACTAAAAAGAACAAGTCTAAGTCATGGGTGTATGGTTATGATAAAGAGCATGACTTTGTTGTAATATCAAAATCAGGGGAGATCGGTGATATCATAAATATATCCGGTCTCAATATAGCTCTTCCTCCGAAACCGGAGAAATGTTTCTCTCGTCATGTAAAAGAAGAGTATCAGTTTTGGGAAAGACAGGAGATTCCAAAAGAATTATCAAAGATCCAAACTATATTTCAATGGAACGAGAAGCCATCTGATTTTAAGAACAGGTGGGTTGACTACATCGAGAGTCAATTTGATTATAGAGAAGAAGGATTTTGGTTCATGAACAATGGGAAGCCAACCTACATAACAGGATCCCATTGGATGTATCTTCAGTGGTCAAGCATTGACGTAGGATACCCTGACTTCAGGGAAGCTAATAGAATCTTTTGGATATATTGGGAAGCTTGCAAAGCAGATCAAAGATCTTTTGGAATGGACTATCTAAAGATTAGGAGATCCGGATTTTCCTTTATGTCATCGTCTGAATGTATAAACGTAGGGACTCTTGCTCGTGATGCACGTGTAGGTATCCTATCAAAAACAGGAGCTGATGCTAAAAAAATGTTTACCGATAAGGTTGTTCCTATTAACAACCGTCTTCCTTTTTTCTTTAAACCTATTATGGATGGAATGGATAAGCCGAAAACTGAGCTTGCGTATCGCGTCCCGGCTTCAAAGATTACGAAGAAGAATATGTACGACACTTCTCAGGAATCGATAGAAGGTCTTGACACCACTATCGATTGGAAGAATACTGAGGACAACTCTTACGATGGAGAGAAGCTTAGATTATTAGTCCATGATGAAAGTGGTAAATGGGTTAAGCCAAACAACATCAAAGAGAATTGGCGAGTAACCAAGACTTGTTTACGATTAGGTAGTAAGATTATTGGCAAGTGTATGATGGGATCTACATCTAACGCTCTTGCTAAAGGAGGTCAGAACTTCAAAGACATATATGAAGATTCTAATGTGATGGTGAGAAATGCTAATGGTCAAACCAAAAGCGGACTATATTCTTTATTCATTCCAATGGAGTGGAACATGGAAGGATTCATCGATCTATACGGCATGCCTGTATTTAGGAAACCTGATCAACCCATAAAGGGAGTTGATGGAGCTTGGATAACTAATGGCGCTATTGATTATTGGGAGAACGAGGTTGAGTCTTTAAAAAACGATGCGGACGCTTTAAATGAGTTCTACAGGCAGTTCCCTCGTACTGAGTCTCACGCATTCAGAGATGAGAGTAAACAGGCTCTATTCAATCTTACGAAGATATATCAGCAGATTGACTACAATGATTCTATCATTAAAGATCATTATCTCACCCGTGGATCTTTCATGTGGAAGGATGGAATTAAAGATACTCAAGTAATTTTTATGCCGGATAAAAAGGGCAGATTCCTTGTGAGTTGGGTTCCAAATAAAGTTTTACAGAATAATGTTCACATCAGGAATGGAATAAAATGCCCGGGCAATGAACACATCGGATCATTCGGTTGTGACTCTTATGATATTTCTGCTGTAGTAGATGGCAGGGGATCTAATGGATCTCTTCACGGTATGACTAAGTTCCATATGGATGAAGCTCCGGTAAACGAATTCTTTTTAGAGTATGTAGCAAGGCCGCAGACTGCAGAAATATTTTTTGAAGAAGTGTTGATGGCTTGTGTATTTTACGGCATGCCTATATTAGCAGAGAATAACAAACCAAGGTTGCTTTATCATTTTAAAAATAGGGGATATAGAGGGTTCTGCATGAACAGACCGGATAAGCTTTATGCCAAGTTATCTAATACAGAGAGAGAGCTTGGAGGTATACCTAACACATCCGAGGATGTGAAACAATCTCATGCTGCCGCTATTGAATCATATATAGAAAAGTTCGTAGGTCTTGATCAATCAGGAACTTATAGAGATCCTGATCAGATGGGTAATATGCTATTTACCCGGACGCTTGAAGATTGGGCGAAGTTTGATATAAACAACAGAACTAAATTTGATGCGTCTATTAGTTCAGGGTTGGCTATCATGGCTAACCAAAAACATCTTTATATACCCGAGAAAAAAGAAAAGAAAATAAGTATTAACTTCGCAAGATATAAAAATAATGGAACAATAAGCGAATTGATTCAATGAAAGATGTAATTATAAATGTAATGGCTACGAGTTTTCCAAGCCAATTTGCAAGTGATACTGAAAAAGCTTCGCAAGAATTTGGACTTCAAGTAGGCCAAGCCATTCAATACGAGTGGTTCCGTAAAGATAGTAATTCGTGCAGATACTACTCTCAGTGGAGAGACTTCCATAACTTAAGGCTTTACGCAAGAGGAGAGCAGTCTGTGGCTAAGTATAAGAATGAGCTTTCGGTTGACGGTGATTTATCTTACATGAACTTAGATTGGACACCGGTTCCTGTGATACCTAAGTTTGTAGACATTGTCGTTAATGGAATGTCTGACAGATTATTCAAAGTAAAAGCTTACGCTCAAGATGCATTGTCTCAATCTCACAGGAATGCATATCAGGAAATGGTAGAGGGACAGATGGCAGCTAAAGGAGTTCTTGAGATCATTCAGCAAAAAACAGGAGCTAATCCATTCATGATGGATCCTGAGGAATTGCCTGAAACTGACGATGAGTTATCATTGCACATGCAGCTTAAGTATAAGCCTGCTATAGAGATAGCGGAGGAAGAGGCGATTAATACTATTTTTGATGAGAATCACTATTCAGAAATAAGAAAAAGACTCGATTATGACGCAACTGTTCTCGGCATTTCTGTGGCTAAACATGAGTTTCTTCCCGGAATGGGTGTTAAGGTATCCTATGTTGATCCTGCTAACTTAGTATATAGCTATACAGAAGATCCTTATTTTAAGGATTGTTTTTATTGGGGAGAAATTAAAACACTTCCTATTACTGAACTGTACAAGATTGATCAATCTCTAACTCCTGAAGACTTAAAGGAAATCTCTCAATACAGTCAGAGTTGGTATGACTATTACAATACAGCAAGGTTCTATGAGAATAGCTTGTTTGCAAAAGATACATGCACTCTTCTCTATTTCAATTACAAGACTACCAAGAAGATTGTATACAAAAAGAAAATGCTTGACAACGGTGGGACTCGTGTGATTGAGAAAGATGATAAGTTCAATCCTCCTGTTGACATGATGGAAGAAGGGAACTTTGAGAAGATTGAAAAAGTGATTGACGTTTGGTACGA